TTACCTGGGAATCCTCCCCAGCGCCGACCGAATCACCTCGGGCTCGAGCCGCGCGTACTTCCGCACGCTGCGCTCGTCCGAGTGCCCGAGGATCGTTGCGATCACCCGGTCGCCGACGCCCGCGCTCGTGAGCGCCGTCGCCATCGAGTGCTTCGTGCCCTCGTAGAGCGAGACGCGCACGCCGGCCGCCTCGCACGCGGTCTGCCACACCCGCTTCATGGCGCTCTCGCTCCACTGCCCGGCCGCGTTGTCGGCGCCGGGGTTGCGGAAGAGGTAGCCGGTCGGCTCGGCGAGCCGGCGCTCCGCAGGCACGTGCGCGTCGAGCCACGCGCGGAGCTCGGCCGGCACGGGCAACAGCTTCCCGCCGCCGCGCTTCTTCGTGCCGCCCTCGCGCCCGCCGACACGCCGCTCCTTCTGCCCGCGGTGGATGCGCAGGTCGTCACCGCGCCAGTCCTCGACCCGCGCGCAGCGCGCCTCGTTCGGACGCAGGCCGAGCTGCGCGAGCGCGAGGAAGGCCCCGCGCCGGTCCTCGGGGATCGCCGCTAGCACCGCGCGCTGCAGGTCGAGCGAGAGCACGCGCGGCACGTACTCGTCGGGCTGCGGCCAAGGGAAGTCGGGTACGTCGAAGGTCGGGCGCCGATGCTTCGCCCAGACGCAGAACGAGTGGAGCGCCGCCATCACGTTTCGCCGCGTCTTGGCCCCGAGCCCGCGCTGTGCCATCCAGAGATCCCATTCCTCGACCGCGTCTCGGTCGATCGTGAACAGCGAAGCGCCGTACCACCAGGCGAGGTGCCCGTCGGGCTTCGTCCAGCGCTCGATCTCGCTGAGCGAGTTCCCGCTGCGGTCGCCGACCGCGACGCGCTGGCGGAAGCGCTCGACCCACTCCTCGAGCATCGGCGCGAGCGCCGGCCCGTCGCCGCCCTGCGGACCGACCTCGTCGATCACGTCCTGCAGCGGCCGCCCCTTGCCGTGCTCGTGCCGGATCAGCGTGAGGTAAGCCTCGGCGACCTCGCGCGTCTCGAAGCGCACGCCGCTGTACGTCGAGAGGTAGCGCGGCGTCGTCGCGCGCCCGAAGTCGAGCACCCAGCGCACGGTTCGCACGCCGCGCCGACTCTCGACGCGCTCGCGCACGCGGCCGGGCCCGTCCTTCGCCATGAGGGCCACGGTAGCCGCACGCGCACGCTCGATCGCAACCGCGCTGGGCGATGCGTACCGACGGCGGACGGCGCGCGCGGCGCTCACATGCGCGGCCCGCACATCAGCGCGATTTCCGCGCGAGCGCGGCCGCCTTCCGGCGCTCGTGTCGGTTGCCGTCGAAACCCGCAGCAACCTCGGACTTCGTGAAGCGCGTACCCTTCGCAGGGAACCGAGCGCCGCACTGCTTGCAGGCATGCTCGCCGGCGACGGCCGGCGTCACGTAGTCGGAATCGCAGCGCGGGCAGCGCGTGCCGGGCGGCGCTGCGGGATCGAGGTACGTGCGCATCTCCTGCATCACTGCACCTTGTCGTTCGCGACGACGCCGGGCGGCGCGTCGAGGCCGGCCTCCATCGTGTCCGCGCACTCGCGCAGCGTCTTCACAAGGTCCGCGCGCTGCGCGTTCGAGACGTGCGTCAGGTACCCGCCCTCCCCGAACGAGAAGACGAGCAGCGCGAACCCGTAGCCGGGCGGGAGCGCGTGACCGATGAGCTGCGCGAGTTGTTGGGCGGAACGTTCCGTCTCCGGGAACAGCGCGCGGATCGCGTCGCGGCCGATCAGCTTCGGAGCGTGGCGCCCGGACGCACGCCGAGCACAGATCCGGCTCCACCCAGGTGCACGGCTCCCCGGTCTTCGCGACGCACTGCTCGCAGTCGTCGTCCGTGCACGCGCACACGCGGCAGACTCCGAGCACCTCCCAGGATCCCTCTCCCGCCTGGTCGGCGTGCGCAACGTCCTCTGCTTCGCGCGCATGATTCTTGAGAATCATCACATGTCTCCTTGCGGCTCCCTAGCCAATCTGGCCGCCTCGTTGTGCGCCAGCGCCCGGTCGGTCGCTTCGATCGCGGCGACGGCCGCCGACTCGCGCAGCAAGTCGAGGACTCTGCGAATGTCGGAACTCTCGCCGTAATAGTCGGCGGCACGAGCGATCAGCTTCGCCGCATCCTGGAGTCCCATGGACCGACCGAGCTCCCGCTCGGCGGAGAGCCAGTGGCTGATTGCGGCGATGCCGCTTCGTGCGGTCATCAGTACGGCTCCTCGTCGTAGTCTGGGTGGTGCTTGCCGTTCGGCGTCGCGCGCGCCGGCAGCTCGAACGCGGACACCGGCGCCGGCCGGCTGTTCGCCGCGACGGCACGCGCGACGTCCTCGGAGCACGGCGAGATCGCGTAGACCGCGCTCGGTGAGTAGAACTGCGTGACGGCCGCCTGCCCGTTCACCTCGGGCACGTCGATCCGCAGGAACGTGCCCCCGGCGATCGTCGCTTCCGAAACCAAGCCGGCGAGCCGGCGATGGCCCATGAGCTCCAAGATTGCCCAGCTCTCGAATGCGTCGGCCATCAGCGGCGCTCCTCGTCCGCCGACATGTCGACGAGATTCTCAGGCTCGCTCGGCATCGCGCAGCGCTCGCTCAGAATCGGCAGCTTGTGCGTCGAGCGCGCCTCGTAGACGACGAACGTGCGGCCGTCGGAAGAGGCGGCGAGACGACGCGCCTCGGTCTCCGCATCGGCCTCGGTCGTGAATCGATGCGAGGTCCTGCCATCGCGCGGCGCTCCGACGACGATGTAGTGGATCGGTTCGCTCATCAGGTCTCCTTGTTGTGATGGCGGACATCAGAACACCTCGACGTCGCCTGGCGCCTTGCACCAGACGACGCCGATTCCGCCCGGTGGCTTGCTCGGCACTTGGCGCTCGCTCGCGCCGAACACGAAGATCGATCCGTAGGGTCGATCGATGAGGCGCTGCAGCATCCCGAGCGCGCGGCCGCGCATTTCCTGCACGAGCAGCTCGATCTCGTCGACCAGCAGCACCGGGAACGCCGGAAGCGACGCGAGCGCGTCCTGCATCCGAGGATCGCCCAGCTCTCGAATGCGTCGGCCATCGGCTCAGTCCTCCGCGTGGGTGGCGACCGTGAGGAGCGCCGGGTTCGGCACTGCCGGTCGGTCGATGCAGCGCAGCGCCGCGTTGACGGCCCAGCCCCACATGAAGCCCGTGAGCGCGGAGAACACGGCGAGCGCGTCGGGGCGGTGCGCGTAGACCTGCTTCAGCACCGTGTGGAGGCCGGGCCGGATCTGGACGATCACCTGGTCCGCGGGATGCTCACCGATGATCACCATGCGGCCGTCTTCGTCGCGCAGGTACTCCGCTTCGTGCGGCACCTCGACGAGCTGCGGGTACGCCTTGCACGCCTCGAGGATCAGCCGCGCGCACGCCGTCGCCGTTCCGTCGTAGGTCTCGGCCGCGATCGGCGCTGCGAGGATCCGTGCCCGCATCGCCTCGACGCTCTCGCACTCGCCCTCGGTCGGCGCGGGATCCCCGCCGAGGATCGTCTTCAGGGCGCGCTCCGCTCCCACTCCGAGGTGTGCTCCGTCGCTCATCGGGGTTCCTCCTCCGTCGGCGCCGCCGGCGAATCCGTTGGCGCGAGTCCGATCGCGGCTGTCACGTCCTCGAACGTCCCGCGCACCACGTAGGCGGCACCGCGCATGGCCCCGAAGTGCACGCGGCAGAGCGGCCCGAGTTGCTCGTCGGGCTCGAGCTCCTGCACGGCCGCGACGAAGCGGTGGCGGACGGTGAGCCGGCGGCCGCCGTGTGTGATCAGCACGTTCATGCGCCCTCCTTCCTCGCGGCCTGCTGCCGCTTGATCTCGTCGCGCTTCGCGCACGTCTCCCAGTGCGACACGTACAGCTCGACGCCTTCGCGGAACTCCTCCGCGCGCGCCTCGCCGTCGGGCATCAGCGTGTAGACCGTGCGCACCCGCTGAAGCGGGAGCGTTCGTCCGCTCGGCGACGGGGCGAAGAGGATCTTCTCGCCGCACGCGCGGCATGGCCTGGCAACCCGCGCCATCACAGGCTCTCCACGACGCCCGGCGCCTTGCACCAGACCACGCCGATGCCGCCGCCGGACGGCTTGCTCGGCACCGCGCGCTCGCTCGCGCCGAACACGAAGACCGAGCCGTAGGGCCGCCCGATCAGGCTCTGGAGCACGCCGAGCGCGCGGCCGCGCATTTCCTGCACGAGCAGCTCGATCTCGTCGACCAGCAGCACCGGGAACGCCGGAAGCGACGCGAGCGCGTCCTGCATCAGGATCCCGAGCCCGTGCCACTGCCCCTCGGACAGCTGGGCCTCGCTGCGCGCGTGGCCGTCGATCGTGACCGCGAGCGAGAGATCGTCCGCGAGCGTCACCTCGCCGAGCAGCTTGCCCGTCTCGGCCAGGCGATCGCGGATCGGCGCGAGCGCGTCGCGTACGAGCTGCTGCTCGACGCCATCCGGGGCCAGCGCCTGCGCCAGCTTGTCCGCGCGCTCCGCCTGTCCGCTCGCCTCGGCGCGCTGCTGTGCGGTCTGCTGCATGCGCTCTCGCGCAGCCTCGAACACCCGCTTGGCCGCGACGATCTCGCGGCCGCGCACCAGCCGCCTCTTCACCTCCTCGATCGCCCCGGCACTCTGCGTCACGCCGGCGCGCTCGAGCTCGGCGGCCACCTGTTCGGCGTACGCGAGCTGATTGAGGTGCGTGCCGAGCCGCCGGTGTAGGTCGGGCACCCTCGCTGCGGTGCGCTGTGCGGCGGCCGCGGCCTCGCGCGCCGCTCGAACGCCCGCGAGCAGCGCCTCGTGCCGCGGCAGGAGTTCCGCGAGCTCGCCGTCCACCGCGGCCAGCTCGTTCTGCGCGGCATCGCGCAGCTGGCGCACCGCGGTCGCGTGATCCTTGAGCTTCTTCGCCGTCGCCGGACACGCGAAGCTTCCGGCGATCGCCGGGCACACCTTCGGCTTCTCGAACGTGTCGGCCACCTGAACGATCGCGCGTTTCTCTTGCTGCAGGGCGCGGAGCGCTGCGAGCCGCGCCTCGACGTCGCTGAGCTCGCCCTCCTGGTCCGCGAGATCCACGGGCGGCGCGGCAGCACTCGCCTCCGCGATCTCCTTCTCGAGCTCCTCGATCGCGCGCTTGTGCGCGGCGACCACGCCGCGCGACTCGGCGAGCGTCCGTCCATGCGTCCGCTGCAGCTCGTCGTACTCGTGCTCGAGTCCGGACACGCGCAGCTCGAGCTGGTCGAGCCCGATCGTCGTGAGGTCGAAGGGCCGCCCGTTGAGGCCGGTCACGGTCGGCTCCGGCATCCGCACCGCCGCGAGCTCCTCGAGGCGTCGCTTCGCCGCGCGCCGCTGCTCGACGGCGGCCTGCTCGGCGCGCCGGAACCCGTCGCGCGCCGCGGTGCGCGCGAGCGCGTCGACGTCGGGACCGCTGAGGCCGCGGCCGGCGAACGCCTTCACCACGGCCTCGGTCGTGACGCCGCTCCCGAGCGCGCGGAAGAGCAGGGCCTTGCGCTCGTCCTCGGCGAGGGCGAGGAAGTGACGCGAGTCGAGCGCGGCGAGGGCGCGCCCCTCGTCGACGCCGAGCCGGCGGTAGAGCTCTTCCTGCAGCTCCTGCGCGGATCCGGGGAGCGCGCGATCGCCCGTGCCCGCGGGCTCCGAGATCTCGAGCGTCTGGGCCGTGGCCGTGAGGCGCCGCACGACGCGCAGTCCGCCCTGGAAGAGCAGCTCGACGCGCGCGGCCTTGGCGCCATCGCGGATCGCGACGCCGGCGATCTGGTTCTTCCGCAGGACCCCGCGCCGGCTGCGCAGCGTGCCCGTGAGCGCGAAGACCACCGCATCGCGCAGGTAGCTCTTCCCGACCCCGTTGGGCCCCGTGAACACGTTGAGCGCGTGGTCGAGCGTGAGGGTGAGCTCGCCGAACGGCCCCCAGTTTTCCAGGCGGATCAAGTGGATCACTCGTCGTCTCCGGCGCCGTAGAAGCGCAGCGTCGTCGCGGGGGCGATGCGCCCGACCTTCGCGACCAGTTGGTCGAGGGCCTCGGCGCGCGCCCTCCCGCGGAGGCCGGCGGCGCCGAGCGCCTGCGTCACGGACGACTTCGACGCCGAGAGCGCGCCCCAGATCGCCTCCGACGGGACGCCGAGGCCCTGAAGCGCGCCGCCGAGCTGCTTTGCGTCCGGGAACTCGACGCGCTCGCTCTCCACGAATCCGAAGCGCTGGTCGCCGAGATCGACGGGCCCGTGAGCCTCGACGTATGCGGTGAGCCGGTCGCGGAGATCCTTCGCACGCCGCTGCGCGACGATCAGCGCGAGCGCGGCTTCGCGCGCGGTGTCCGCATCCGTTGGCACGGGCAGCTGGTCGTTCGCGTAGAGCTTCTGGAACGCCGGGCAGCGGTGCGCGTAGTCGCACACCGTGCAGTGCGCGCCGAGCTTCGGCTCGAACTTCCGGTCTCCGGCGATGCGCGCGATCTTGCGCTCGATTTCGTCTCGGACGCCGGCGAGGTCCTCGCGTCGGAGCACGCAGCGCCGCACCGCCATCCCGTAGCGCACGTACACCGTGCGCACGATCCACTCGTCGATCTCCGGGTGGAGCAGGGACATCGCCCAGGCGTAAGTGCGCAGCTGCTGGTCGCGGTCGACCTCGCCCTGCGGCGGGATCTTGCGCTGCGTCTTCCAGTCGGTTACGCAGCCGACGGCTCCTTCCCGATGGAAGCAGTCGATCTTCGCGCGGTAGCGCGCGGCGCGGTCGAACCACTCGACCGGATGCCACGCGCTGTCCCACGCGAGTTCGAGCTCGAACTCGGCCTCGCACATCACCGCCGGCTCGAAGAGGATCTCGGGCAGCCGCTCCGCGATGCCGCGGAAGTCGGCGAGCGCGTCGGGCGCGAGCTGCGGCTCGGTCGCGTCGAGAATCGAGCGCAGAGCGTCGAGATCCTGCTGGCGCTCCTTCGCGATGCAGTGCCGGCCGTAGCGCTCGAGGACCTCGTGCACCGCGCGGCCCACATCGAGCGGGGCGCCGACGACGCGCCCGAGCTTCTCCATGCGCTCGAAGGCGAAAGCCTTCGGGCAGTCGTCGTACCGCTCGAACGCCGTGTGCGAGTAGCCGCCGGTGTACTCCGCCATCAGAACAGCCCCTCGTGCCAGCCTTCCGCGTTCCCGTTCTGAGCGGGCGCGGATGCAGTCGCCGCAGCGCGCCTGGGCGCGGCCGCCTTCGGGGCCTCGGAGTTTTGCGGCGCGTGCGGAACGGGCTTCGCGGCGGGCTCCGGTTCCGGCTGTGGCTCCTCGGCGCTCACGTCGATCGTGCGCCCGTCGTCGGTGCCGACCTCCTCGCGCGGCGGCGGCGGCGGCGCGTCGTCGGCCTCGCTCCCGAACTCGGCGACGACGGCGGCGACTTCCTCCGGCGTCTCGACCCACCCGCGCTCGATCTGCGCCTCGAGCTGGCGGATCTCCCGGATGACGGGCGCTTTGAGGGCGAGCGTCTCCTTCACCGCGGCGAGCAACTTCTGCGGCGTGCCGGGGAACACGACACGCGCGATCGTCGCGACGTTGGCCGGCGCGCCGTCCTTCGGCTGCACCGTCTGACGGGTGACTTCGAAGAAGAGCGGAATCCACTCGAGGATCCCGCCCGTCGCCGCCTGGATCATGCGGAGCGACTCGAGGACGTTGGCGATCGAGTTCCACGACGTCGTGCGGAACTCGTAGCAGCCGCCGAGCGACTCCTGGACGCCGAGCATGAAACGGAAGCGACCGTGCGGCTTGCAGCGCCGGCTCATGAACTCGGGGCACGCATCGCCGCAGGGCGCGTGCGGCTTGGCCGGGCCGAAGACGTCCTTGCCGTTGCTCTGGCCCTTCACGCTGAGACGCTGCGCCGTCTCGCCGTCGCCGACGCAGTAGGCGGTTCGCCCGCGATACCACGCGAGCCGGTGCGGGAACGTCAGCTCGAGGTCGTTGTAGAGGATCTGGATCGGGATCCGCGTCGGGAGTCCATCCGGGAACCCGAGCGCCTTCGAGCGCGCGCACCCGCCGCACAGCGTGATCTGCTCGTGCTCGACGAGGCGGCGCAGCAGGCCCTCGTCGGGGACGAGCCGCCCGTTCTGGTCGCGCTCGGTTCGCGTCACCTCGACGTGGTCGAACTTCTCGGGCGCGGACTGCTTGCCGTCGCTACGCGGCATTCCGGGCTGCCCGATCTTCAGGTACCCGATCGTCGGCAGGCCGGTGCGCAGGGTCTTGATGCTCACGTGTTACTCCTTGCAATCGTTGGTAGGGGCCGGCGAGAGCCACGCGCGCAGCACGATCTGGCCGGCCGGGGTGCGCTCGACCTCGCGTGCGATCCGGCAGGCGTAGGCGAGGGCGCGGACCCCTCGTGCGCGCCCACCCGCTGCCATGATCCGCTCCACCTCGAGGCCCAGCGCACTCACCACCGGCTTGCGCCACCTCGGCGAGCGAACAGCGGCGGCAATGTCGGCGGAGGAGATCATCACGCCAGCACCACCGACAGCGCCCACACGGCCACGCACCCGACCGTAATGAGGCAGAGCAGGATCACGCTGCCGAGCATCCGTCTGGCCGACTCTTCCTCGCGCCGCGTCTCCTTGAACCGCTCGCGCAGCCACTCGATGCGCGGCCCGCTCTCGTCGGCCAGGTGCGCGAGCTCGGGTGGAAGGTCGGGCCGCGACTCGCGCTGGTGGCAGCCGTAACAGCGGCTCTCGTCATCGAGCTTCGCGAGCCGGGTGCAGCGCACGCAGCGCTTCGTGTCGCGGTCGAGTGCCGCAGCGCCGCGGGCCTCGGCCGAGGCGGCGGGGGCGTAGACGTTCACGTTGCCGGACTCGACTGCGGCGATGGCCTCTTCCCAAGTCATCGCGCTCCCCTCTCCACCCGCTGCCGCATGAGCCAGAGTGCGTCACGAACCTCCCGCAGATCGCGCTCGACCTCGGCCAGTCGCACGTCGGTCTCGCCTCGCGCCTCGAGCGAGTCCTGCACCTGGTGGACCCACGCGATGGCGTCCCGGGCGGAGTCCTCGAGGCGGGCGAGCGTGGCGGGCGTCGGGGCCAGCTTGAGCAGGGCCAGCGACCGGGTCAGCCGCTCCGCGAGGTCGTCGGGGCTGAGCACCTGGGCGCTCACGGGAAGCACCTCCGCTCGCCGTGCGCGTCCGGGTCGCGCGCGCAGGTGTCGCAGAGCGGCCGCCCGCGGCCGTCCTCGTCCTCACACGTGGAGCAGCGGCCGTCGGCCTCGGCGGAACAGGCCGCGCACCTCGGCTCGCAGGGCTCCTCGAGATAGGAGGCCACCGTCGGCAGCGGGGGAGAGGGCCACGTGGCGGCGGTTCGTGCTCGCGGGGTGGCGGTCGGAAGCTCTTGCATGGCTGACCTCGTGTAAGAGCAACTTACACGCCCAGCCAAAGCGAGTCAACGGTTAATGTAAGCCCACTTTACATATTTCTTTGGGCTACTTCTTGGTCGGGTCCGACGGTTCGGGCGGAGGGATCAGTAGCTTCGCCCGCGCCCGCCGGGATCTCCGCGATTCGTGGAGATCTATCATCGTCTGCGCTTCGAGGCTCGAGAGCTGAGTCAGATAGAGTAGGCGGCCAGGGCCGAGCGCCACGATCGCACGCTCGATTGCGGCGCGAATCTGTTCGTCCGGGAGGGCCGCGTACTCTTCTTCGTCGCCGAGTGCGGCGGCCAGCCTCCAGAGGGTCTCGATTCCGGGCGGGCTGTTGGCGGCGGTGATTTGCGAGATGCGCTGCGAGCTGACGCCGCACATTTCCGACAACTCGACCGGTCCAAGTCCGCGTTCTTCCATGCGCTTCGCCACCCAACGGCAGATCCAAGCCCGATCATAGGTGGTGTCGCCCGGCGCCGGCATGCAATGCCCCTTGCTTTCAGGGGCCGTAATCCGGGCTGACGCCGTTCGCAAACGCATGTGCGCTGGCCTTTCAGAATGCCCTTGCGCCAGGGAAATCGCGGGCGTAAGTTCGCCTTACATGGCAGGGAAGAAGCGACGGAAAGCGAAGGCGAGGGTGCTTGCTCACCCGATTCGCGAGCTGCGCGAGGCGGTCGGACTGACCCGGGAAGAGTTGGCTGAGCGGATCGGGCGCACGCGGCCATTCATCACGATGCTCGAGGAGTACGAGGGCCAGGAGCTGGGGCGCGAGACTGCTCTGCGGCTGTTCGACGAGTTCCGCACGGACCTGAATCGCCTCGGCATCACCGCCGAGGATCTGCTGCGTGGATATCGCGGGGCCCCGTCGCGTGGTCCCTCTCGCCCTGCTGAGAGTGCCGCCTGATGCCCGCCAGTGGCGCACGTCCGGCGGCAAGTAGCCGAACGAAGGTTCGGCGCGTACGTGCGACTCACGGTGCTACGCATCTACGGACAGAGCCGACGCCGGACGAGCTCGTCGATGCGGCGTTCCAGGCAGGCGCCGTCGATGCGCTCGCCGACCAGTGTCTGAAGGCTGCCGGCCACAGAACCCCGTCGCAGGTCGTCGGAGAGGCCTGGCCACCTTCCACAGACGCTGTTGGCCGGATCGTTCTTCCACGCGAGCGAGTCGGGGTGCGGCGTGTTCACGGCCGTCCGAAAGCACAGGAAGCCCCCGACCAGGGCGACCGCACCGACGACCAGGAGCACCGTGCCACACCCCGAGTTCTTTCTCTCGATCTGCGCACCACCCCGGATCGCCTGGGGCTGTACCTGCGCCGTCCGGCAGTGGCGGCAGATCGTCGCGCGCGCATCGATCTCGCCGTAGCAGGCGGGGCATTGCTTCTTCGAACCGTCGGACATCGAGCGCTCCTTCGCGCGCTGTTGTGGGCCCGGAGAGGTGCCCACAGGTGCCAACGCTATCCCGAAAGTTTGGCACCTCGCCCTGAGAGGTGCGTATCGTGACCACCCTGCGCGAGCCCGAGCAGCTCGACCTCTTCCGCGAGTGGAAAGAGGAGATCCGGCTTCGGGCGTGGCGCGCCGTCCACGAGCACGATTGCCTGCCGGAGCTCGCCGAAGCGATTGCGGAGCTCAACCGCTGGACCTGCAGCGCAGGGACGGCGAAGAGCATCGTCTCGAAGTGGCTCTCGCCCGACGAGCGGCGGCCGTTGCCCGCCTACGTCCTGCCGATCATCGCGGCAATCACGGGCGAGGACAGCGCAACGCCGTCCGAGATCGAGGCGATTCAGCAATTCCGTGCGCGCGAGCGGGAGCGCAAGGATCCCGTCCGCGTCGGCCTCCGCTCGCGCGAAGAACGGAGGCGCGCATGATCGTCGCCCCGCGCAAGCAGGCGTTCGTTGGGCTGCGCGACCCCATGCTCGACGACGACGGGCCCGACGTGGTGCCGCGGAAGGTGCAGCGCTGCGGGGCCGGGCGCGGGCACCGCGACTTCAGTGTCTCGACCGAGGACGGGTGCCCCGCCTGCCGCGCCGAGCTCGCGCGCGCCGAGGCGCGAGCGCTCCTCGCTGCTCTCGGGAGGTGCGCGTGATGGGCGCAGACGACGCGAAGCTCGCCGCGCTCCTCGACGCAGCGGCCGCGGCCGCGCCGAGCGGCGGGCTCGTGCAGCTGCCGGAAGGCACGCGCGCGATCGTCTGCACCCGCGGCCGGCGGATGCCGCGCTGCGCGAGTTGCGGCGGGAGCGGGGCGCGCCGGCTCTGCGACTACCCGGTCGTGCGCGCGAACGGGAAGGCCGGCACGTGCGATCGACCGCTGTGCGGCTCCTGCGCAGTCTCCGTCGGACCGGGCCGCGACTACTGCCCGCCGCACCACCGCTACGAGCAGAAGCGCGCGCAGCGCCAGAGCAGCGCGCCGTAACAGGTTTCCGCGCCGCCGGGCGCGAGAGGAGGGGGAATGGCGAAGAGGAGGACGCGAGGCTCGGGGGATGAGCCCAACACGGAGCGCGGCACGATGTATCTGTCGTGCAAGCTCACCGAGAGCGAGGTCGTGAGCGAGCGCGCGATGACCTACGAGGAGCGCCAGGAGCAGCTCTTCCCGATCGCGGGGGCGAAGCGGGAAGAAGGAGCCGGCGCGCCGGCGTAACGCATGGCGCCGCGCGGGCTCGCGCGGCGGGGGAAGCTCGAGGATGGTGGGGGCCTCCGAGAGGGCCGCCCCGGCCAGCGCTGGGCCGAGCGCTGCGCCGCGGGTGGTGACGCACGAGCAGCTCGCGTCGATCACGACGCCGGCCGTGTTCCTGCTGGGCGCGCCGGTGTTCGCGTGCCGCACGCTCACGTTCAGCAGCTACGGTCTCGCAAAGCCGCAGGGGTCGCAGGAGTCGCGCTTCGTGCCGAGTCTCGGGCGCGCGATCGCGCACGAGAAGCGGCCCGTGCTCGACTGGCGGCGCGACGTCGCGCGCGCCGCCGGCGCCGCGCTGCCCGCGGGCTACGAACTCATGCGCGGCGCGGTCGAGCTGCTCGTCGTCTTCTACCGGCCGCGGCCGAGGTCGTGGCCGAGGCGGCGGGTGTTCCAGACCAGCGCGCCGGATGCGGACAAGCTCGCGCGCGCGATCGGTGACGCGCTGAAGGGCGTCGTCTACGCGGACGACGCGCAGATCGTCGCGCTGCTCGCCTTCAAGGCGGTCGGCGAGCCGGCGCGCGCGGATGTGCTCGTGCGCGAGCTCGCGCCGGAGGGCCACTGATGCCGGCGCGTGTCATCCGCGGCGAGATCAACGCCAGCCGCTCGCTCGAGCGCGTCTCGATGCTGGCCGACCTCACGTTCCGCGCGCTGCTCGTCGCCGTCGACGACTACGGCCGGACGGATGGCCGGCTGCACGTCCTGAAGGCCGCGCTGTTCCCGACCCGGCGCGAGGTGACCGATGCAAAGCTCGACGCGTGGTTGGCCGAGCTCGCGCGCGAAGGCTGCGTCGTCCGCTACGAGATCGACGGAGCTCCGTACCTTGCCCTGACCAACTGGGAGCGCCACCGGGGCAAAGGGCGACGTGGTGGAAACTCCCGCTATCCGGAGCCTCCTCGCGCTTCCGCGGATTTCCTAGGAAGAGACGACGCTTCCTCGGATTTCCGCGCCCGGGTCGAGGGTCGAGGGACGAGGGACGAGGGACGAGAAGCGAGGGACGAGGGGCGAGGGTGTCCGAGCGCTCCTGCGGAGCGCGGCGCCGCGGATGCCATCGGACCCGTGATGCTCCCCGGCGTCGAAGCGGCCACCGCAGAGCCGCCGGCCGATTCCGATCCCGCCGCGCTGCTCTTCGCCGAGCAGTTCCGCGACGCCCTCGCGCGCTTTCACCCCGGCTGGAAGCCGCCGACCGAGGCCGCCTTCGCCCGCTGGGTGCGCGACGCGCGGCTGCTGCTTCGCGAGCGCGGAGACGAAGCCGCGCGCGAGACCGCGCGCTGGCTCTTCGACGCCGGGACGCCCAACGCCGACGCCGAGTTCTGGCGGAGCGTCGTCCTCAGCGTCCCGAAGTTCCGCGAGCGCTTCGACCAGATCGCCGCGCAGCGGAATCGCGCGCCCCCGCGCCGCCGCGGGGGGTTCGATCCGGACGAGGCGAAGCGCGTCGCGCTCAAGGTCCTGCGCACGAAAGGAGGTCTCGAATGACGGCACCCGACGACCGCGGTGTCCGCGTGGTCACGCTCCTGCGCATGTTCACGACGTACGACCAGACCCCCTCGGAGGAACGCGTTCAGGGCTACCTGGCCGTGATCGCGCAGGTCCCGACCGCCGCCCTCGCCGAGGCGATCAAGACCGCGATGGCCGACTCCGACGGCAAGTGGCCGCCGGGGCCCGGCGAGATCGTGGCCGCGTGGAAGAGCAACCGCGCCGCGCGACCCGAAGAGCGCCCCTACCGGCCGCAGGCGCGCAGCGGCGCCGCGCAGCTGAGCGCCGGCGCCGCCCTCGCGCAGCTCGAGGCCCACGTCGAGCCGACGCACGAGCGCGAGATCCTCACGCTCGCGGCCGAGCGCCGGCGCACGCAGCCGGGCCGATTCCCGGCGAGCCCGACGCAGGCGCGCACGCCGAGCTTCGTCGCGGCGGCGATGGAGCTCGGCGTGCACTGGCCGATGCAGCCCGACCACCAGGCGCAGGTCGGCGCGTGGATGACCGCGGCCACAGCACAGGGGCGCGCGTGCGGCTGGTGGGACAGCGAGCGGCGGCGCCTCGTGACCGAGTGGCGCGGCAGCTACCACGCCGGGGCCAAGCCGCGGCTGCCCGCGTACGCGCCGCGCGGCGTCCCAACGGCGGAATCACCTTCACTCACCGCGGAGGGCGCGTGATGGCCTTCGGACGCCGACAGCCTTCGCCGCGGACGCGTCCGTATGTCCCGCACGTGCGATGCCGGAGCTGCGGCGGGCCGGTGGCACGCGACGGCCTCGCCTCGCACGAGACGGACGCGTGGTGCAGGGAAGAGCCGTGCGAGCCGTCGCGGAAGCGCTGGGAGGTCGAGCTTGCGGATTTCGTGGCGCGCTACCCGAGCTTCGCGGAGCGCCTCGAAGCGATTCTGCGCGGAGAGATCGAAGGCGCGCGGGAGCGCCTCCAGAACCGAGCGCGGCCGCGTGCGCTGGTCTTCGGGGAGCGCGCGAGCGACCCGGTGCGGGACGAGCTCTGGGACGCCGCGGATCGCGGCGCGGAACATCTCGAGCCCGAGATCCGCGCGCGCGGTGTGGAGCTGATTCGCGCGAAGGCGTACCTCGGATGACGGCAGCCTCAGCGACCACCACGGCGGCTGCTCAGAAGGCCCGCCAGGCTGCGAAATCGGGCCGTGGAGAAGCGAACGCCGAGATCAGGCAGTTCCGATGCACGCCCCTGCGATCGTGGCTCACAGAGGCAGCCTGCCACCGCAACCGGGCACGCGCGCAGGACGAGCCGCTCATGCTGAAGGAGTGCGCCGGCTGCCCGGGCGTCTACAAGCGCTGGCGTAGCGGGGCGGAGACGGAATCGCCGCGCACGGTGGCTGCGCAGGCGAGTGCGCTCGTGACCGCGCCGCCGGTGCACATCGGGCCCGAGCTCGTGAAGCCGCGCATCTCGGTCGGCTCTGGCGTGTCGGCGCAGATGAAGGAGCGCAAGCAGCACGCGGGGCCAGCGCCGCGGCTCTCGCGCAATCTCACGATGCGCGACGGCGTCATCTACTACGAGCGGTGGGTCAACGGCCAGCGGACGCGCTTCTCGTGCAACACGAGCGACCTGGCAGAAGCCGAGGCCGTGCGAGATCGATGGGAGCTCGAGACCCGGGGTCGCGCGTCCGCCGGCGTGCGCGCTCGGCCAGGCGAATGGGTAAAGGCCAAGGAGGGCCTGATGGCGAACGAGGATCGATCCAAGTGCGAGCTGAAGGGCTGCACGAAGCTGACGCCGCCGTACGTGACCGGGCGGCGTGCACGGTTCTGCTGCCGCGAGCACGCGGTGGCCGCGCGACAAGGGAAGACGGCGGGCGCGGCACCGAAGGCGAAGCGCGTGAGCCGCGCGGCAGCTTCGGCGAAGCGCGCAGCTGGGCCCAAGGGCAAGGCCTTCCAAGGCGACCTGGTGGGGCAGCTGCGCGAGCGCCGCGCCGCGCTCGTCTCCGAGCTCGAGAACCTCCGCTCGCGCGATGAGATCGATGGCGACATCCGCGCGGTCGACCTTGCGTTGAAGACCATCGAAGACGCGGCGGCGCTGCTGTGAGGCTCCCGACGTCGGTCAAGGTCGGGCCGCTCACCTATCGGGTCGAACGCTTCGATCCGCGCGAGGCGAAGCACCGCGATCTGTACGGCCACTGCGCGCACTCGGATCAGCTGATCCAAGTCGACGACTCTCACGGCCACGAGCGTGCTGCGCTCACGGTGCTGCATGAGGTCATCCACGCGGTGATCGCGACCTATGCGATCCCCGTGAAGAGCAGCGAGGACGAGGAGCAGCTGGTCCGCGGACTCGTCGCCGGGCTCGGGTCGGTGCTGCGCGATTCGCCCGAGGTGTTCGTGTTCATGCTCGAGGGGCTGAGTTCTCAGCGCTTGCCAGAAGGCGCATAACAACTGGCACCGCTGGGCCTGGCGCGACGATGCATAACAACCTCTGGGAGGAACCGTGAGATACCGAAGCGCTGACGCCGCGGTGTGCCGCTGGTGGCAGCTCCGCGACAAGCTCAGCTCACCCCGCGCCAGCTCGTACACGATCTCGAACGGCCGCTCCTGGGCATCGAAGTGCGCCCGCGTGGCCTGCACGAGCACGACGCACGCGCCCGTCGCCGGCAAAGGCGTGCTCGTCGAGCGCTGCACGCGCTGCGGCGCCGCGTGGGAGTTCACCGACGTCGTGCAGCTGCGCGTGCGTCGGCGGCGGTACACGTACCGCCCAGGCCTGACCGCCGTGCCTCGCCACGAGACGATCAGCGTGCGCTCGGACGAGGGCGGCGACGTGCTCGAGCACTGGACGCTGACCAGCCTCCTCGCGCGCCTCGGCGAGGAGCGGCGCTTCGTCTACGTGATGTACTGCGAGCCGGGCTCGGGGGGCGCCGCGAACGTGCTGAAGCGCGTAGTCGACCACCCGGCGCTGCGCAGTGTGGGGCGCACGGAGCGCTGGGTGTACGGGCGGCTCGCGCTCGCGCGCGAGGAGCTCGAGTACTTGCTTCGGCGCGGCGGGCTGATGGAGGCGCGGGCGTGAGCATGCGCGAGCTGCTCGGGGTGAAGGAGGTCGCCGGCGAGCTCGAGGTCTCGACGCGCCTGGTGCGCGCGTGGATCGAGAGCGGCGAGCTGCGGGCGATCCAGGTCGGACGGAACCGGTGCACGCGGCGGCCCGTGTGGCGGGTCGAGCGCGCCGAGCTCGACGCCTTCATCGCTGGGCGCAAGTCCCTCGACCCGGAGCGCTCGCCCGCGTAGCGCGCGCTGCGCTCATGGTTCCACGGGGAACCCGGAGTGGTGCACGACGTGTCGCGACGCGCCCGCATGGGGCGCGACGTGACTTCTTGGTGCGCGAGTGGTTGTCAGACGTCTGCACGCGTCTCGACGCGTCGCGAGACCGGCATTTCGCGTGGTACATCTGCTCACGATCCGCCCCGTGCGCGCGCACCCGCGAGCCGGGCGCAGCCATAGGCGCGGCGGCGAGGTGCGAGATGGCATCCAAGGGCGGAGACCGGCGACGGCATCCGATCCAGCCGACGGTTCGGCAGCAGCGCTTCATCGCCGAGTACCTCATCGACGGCAACGGCACGCAGGCGGCGCTCCGCGCGGGCTACTCGCCGCGTAGCGCGAAGCAGGTGTCCGCGAGGGTGCTCAGCCGATCCTACATCCAGGACGCGATTCTCAAGGCGCGCCGCGAGCGGGAGGCCCTGGTCGCGGAGAAGAGCGCGATCGACGCGGCGTGGGTGCTGCGCGAGCTCGCGGAACTGTGGCGCGTGGACGTGCGCGCGATCTTCCAGCCGAGCGGCGAGCTCAAGCCGATCCACGAGCTCTCGGACGCGGCCGCGAAGCTCGTCGCCTCGTTCGAGGTGATCGACACGCCGGGCGCGGGCCTGCAGACGAAGAAGGTCCGCATCATCGATCGGCTGCGCGTGCTCGAGGACATCGGCAAGCACGTGAGCGTGCTCGCGTTCAAGGAACAGAAGACCGTCGAGCACACCGGCAAGGTCGGCGCCGAGTTCACCATTCGCGAAGGCGACGAGCCCGCGACACTCGCCGAGATTGCCGCGCTGCTCGCGGGCTTCCCCACGCTCGCCCAAACGGCGGAGGCGGCGAACTAGGAACCCGCGATGGCGATGCCCCTCGTGAGTACCGCGCAGGTCGCCGCGATGCCGGACGCCGCGCGCGCGCGTCTGCGCCGCATGCTCACGCCGCGCATGCCGCGCGGCTACTGCCCGCACGCGCCGTTCCCGAAGCAGGTCGCCGCGCTGCTGCTCCCGCACCGCGAGGTGCTGTACGGCGGCAGCGCCGGCGGCGGAAAGTCGGACTGGCTCCTGATGGGAGCGCTGCAGTACGTCGACGTCCCGGGCTACACGGCGCTGCTGCTGCGCCGGACCTTCGCGCAGCTCGAGAAGGCGAGCGGCCTCGTCGCGCGCTCGAAGGCGTGGCTCGCGGGCACCGACGCGAAGTGGGACGCCTCGAAGATGCGCTGGCTCTTCCCGAGCGGCGCGGTGATCGAATTCGGCCACCTCCAGCACGAGGACGACAAGCACAACTACCAGTCGGCCGAGTACGCCTATATCGGATTCGACGAGCTCACCCAGTTCACGGAGACGCAGTACACGTACCTCTTCTCGCGCCTTCGCCGCGTGAGCAGCTTCCACGTGCCGCTGCGCGTGCGCGCGGCCAGCAACCCGGGCGGCATCGGCCACGATTGGGTGCGCGCACGCTTCGCGTTGCCCGAGGGCCGCACGGATCGGCCGTTCGTCTCCGCGCGCATGGCGGACAACGTGTGCCTCGATCGCGCCGAGTACGCGGCGAGTCTGGCGAATCTCGACCCGGTCACGCGCCGGCAGCTCGAGGACGGAGACTGGACGGCGAGCACCGCGGGGTCGCTGTTCCGGCGCGAGTGGTTCCCCGTCGTCGACGTACTCCCCGCCGGCGCGCCTGGCGTCCGCTACTGGGACCTCGCGGCCACCGAGCCGAGCGACGAGAACAAGGACCCCGACTGGACGTCGGGCTGCCGCATGCATCGGGGCGCCGACGGCGTCGTCTACATCGCGGATGTGCGCCGCCTCCGCGCGCGACCGGGTGAGCGGGACCGCGCCATCCGCGCGATCGCGGAGCAGGACGGCCGCGCCCTGCCGATCGTGATCGAGCAGGAGCCCGGCGCCTCGGGCAAGTCGCAGGTCGACTACCTGGTGCGCGACCTGCTCGCGGGCTGGACCGTCGCCGGCGATCGCAAGACCGGCGACAAGTTCACGCGCGCGGGCCCGCTCGCTTCGCAGGCGCAGATCGGCAACGTGCGGCTATTGCGGGGCCTCTGGAATCAGGACTTCTTGAGCGAGGCCGAAGCGTTCCCGAACGGACCGCACGACGATCAGGTCGACGCGGCGTCGGGCGCCTTCTCGACGCTGTCCACGCGGCCGCGCCAGGCGGTGGGCGTGCGCTTCTGAGGTCAGCGAGCGCGCGAGGGGGTGTCCGTGGCCGAGGACTTCGAAGCCCGGCATCCCGAGTACCAGGCGCGCCTGCCGGATTGGACGTTCAATCGCGACCACTTCCGCGGCGGGCGCTGCCTCGCGGACGCCTCGAAGGCGAGCCTCGGCCCGAGCGGAACGGTGCGGCGCTACCTGCACCAGCACGAGGTCGAGGCCGAGAAGACCTACGGGAACCGGCTCGACCGATCGCCGGGCCTCTACCAGAACCTCGTCTCGCACGCGATCGACGTCTACCGCTCGCACGTGATGCGCGTCGAGGCGCAGCGCGATCTGCCCGACGTGCTCGCCGCGATGGCGCTCGACGTCGACCTCTTCGGCTCGAGCGCGCATGCGTTCTTCAGCGCGGTGCACGACGAAGCACAGCTCCAGGGCATCGGCTTCGTCCTTGTCGACGCGCCGGAGGTGCCGACGGGGCTCACCGAGGCCGCGGCTCGCGATCTTCGGCTGCGCCCGTGGTTCGAGCTCGTGACCGCCGAGACGCTCGTCGACTGGGACATCGAGCACGACGACCCGACGACACGGGGGCAGCTGAAGTACGCGGTGCTGCGCGACACGCTGAAGCGTCGCCAGGCGCCGTTCGTCGCGACGAAGGAGCTCACCCGCTACCGCGTCTGGACGCCCGAGACATGGCAGATCTGGCACAGCGAGGGCCTCGACGGAAAGGCCGTGCTGGTGAAGAGCGGCGTGAACCGGGTCGGCCGCGTGCCGCTCGTGCCGTGTTACGACCGCTTCCGCGGCCCGATGATGGGCGGAACGGTCATCGACGAGGTGGCGCGCAAGGCCAACGCGCTCTGGAACCGCTCTTCGGTGCGCGACGAGAACTTCTACCGGCAGGGCTTCTCGCTGCTGGTGATCGCGTCGAACGCGCAGGGTGTCGACAAGCTCGAGCTCGGGGCGCAGCGCGCGCTGATCCTCGCGCAGGGCGATTCGGCCACCTACCAAGCGCCGAGCACCGGCATCTTCGAGGCCTACGGTGCCTTCGCGCGCGAGATGATCGAGCAGGCGGCGGACCTCGTCTTCGCGCGCACAGCGCGCCACCAAATGCCGAGCGCGCAGGTCGAGAGCGCAGCGAAGCGCGAGGTCGACCGTCGCGAGTTCGTCGCGCTGCTCGAGACGAAGGCCGCGCGCATGGAAGAGTGCGAGCGGCAGTGCTGGGCGATGGCGGCGCGGTACTACGGCCAGGAGCCGGAGCCGGCAGAGCGCGAGGCGCCCTGGGTGACCTACAGCCGCGACTTCCGCGTCGACGAGCTCGAAGCCGCGGAGTGGATCGAGCGCATCGCCGCTGGCGTCGCGAGCCCGATCGAATGGCGGCTCGCGCTGCATCCCGAAGAGACCGAGGCGGAGGCCGAGCAAGCCGTCACCGAGAACCTCGAGCGCTGGGCCGCGCCGCGCGCCTCCGCGAACGATGCGCTTCCAGGTGACGACGGCACGGACGATCCCGAAGACGACGAGAAGCCCGAGGACGACCCCGCGAGCCGAGATGGCTCGTCGGACGACGCCGGCGCTTCGGACGGTTCAGGCAGCGAGGCCTGAGAGCCGCGCGCGTGTGCCGAGATGGGCGCGCACGCGGGCCCGAGATGGGCGTGACCTCGCGTTCGGAGGAGCGAGATGCTCCGCAATCGACTCGTGTGTTCGGGCGACGATGGCGCCGGTGGCGGGGGTGCCGGCGGGGGTGGATCCGGCGGCACCGGTGGAACGGGAGGCGGCGGCTACGACGAGGCGCAGCTCCCCGAGGCGGCGCGCGCCGAGCTCGCCCGCACGCGCGCAGCCCTGAAGACGGCGAACGAGGAAGCCGCGCAGCGCCGCGTGCTGCTCCAGAAGTACGAGGGCATCGACCCCGACAAGTACAAGGCGCTGCTCGATGCCGAGTCGAAGCGCGAGGAGGAGCGCCTCCGCAAGGAAGGCGAGTTCGAGAAGCTCCTCGCCAAGGAGCGCGAGAACACGCTCGCCGCCAAGAAGAGCGCCGATGAGACGCAGTCCCGGTGGAGCTCCTCGGAGATCCGCCGCGAGCTGCTCGCCGCGGCGGCGAGCCTCGGCGCGATGAAGGAAGCGATGACGCCGATCGACGAGGGCGCGCCCTCGCAGATCGAAGCCGTCTACGCGGCGCAGTTCGAATTCGTCGAGGGCAAGGTGCTCCACCGCACCGCACGCGACGACAAAGGCCAGCGCCTCGGCGTGGCCGCATTTCTCGAGCTTCAGAAGAAGGGTGCCGGCGCGAACTTGTTCGCGTCGTCCCTTCGCAGTGGGTCCGGGTCCGAAGGCGGAGGTTCCGCCGGCGGCGACGCCGTGACCATCTCTCGGCGCGATCCGATGAAGGCGCCGAAGGTGCAGGAGGCGGTGAAGTCCGGGAAACGAATCGAATTCGTGGACTGATCCGCCTCCAAGGCCTTCGACACCAGCGACGGGCGACGCCCAATTAGGAAGCCAGACAATGGCCAATTCACTCACGAATGTGATGGAGATCATGGTCAGCCTGGGCGTGGCGTCGCTTCGTCAGAACGCCATCGCGGCAAGGCTGGTCAACACCGACAAGAACACGGAGGCCGCGGAGAAGAATCAGCTGATCCGCGTCCCCGTGCCGAGCGCGGTTCCGGCGCAGGCGGTGACGGCGGGCTCCGCCAACACGGCAACCGACCTCGCTCCGACGGGCGTGGACATCACGCTCGACCAGTGGTACGAGGCACGCTTCAAGCTCTCGGACCGGGAGCTGCAGGAAGTCGAGACGACGCGCATCCTGCCGATGGCGGTGAACGAGGGCATCAAGTCTCTCGCGAACCAGATCGACAGCTTCATCCTCACCCGGCTCAAGAATCGCGCGTACAGCGTGCGCGACACGACGAATCCCGTGGCCGTCGCGGACATCACGTCGGTGCGCAAGCTGCTGAACCAGACGCTCGCTCCGGTCGAGGACCGGCGCCTCGTCGTCGATCCGACGGTCGAGGAGGAGATGCTCCGCCTCGACGCTTTCCGCGACCTGGACAAGACGGGTCAGACCGATCCGCTGCTCGAGGGCATCCTCGGCCGGCGCTTCGGCCTCGACATCGCGATGGACCAGAACCTCGCGGCCCACACGGCGGGGACGGGCTCGGGCTACCTCACGAATTCGGCCTCGCTCACCGTGGGCACGAAGACGATCCCGACGGACACCGGCACGGGCACGATCCTCGAGGGCGACATCGTCACCTTCGCGGGTCACACCCAGACCTACGTCGTGACGAGCGCGCTCTCGGGGGGTTCGTTCGCGATCTACCCCGGCCTCGTCGTCGGCGTGGCCGACAACGTCGCGATCACCGTGAAGGCGACGCACACCCCGAACCTGGCGTTCCAGAGGAACGCGTTCATGTTCGCGATGCGGCCGCTCGCGGTCCCGGTCGGTACGCCCGGCGTGCTGATCTCGCAGGCCAGCGATCCCATCTCCGGTGTGAACCTGCGCCTCGAAGTGCAGCGGCTCAACAAGGAGACGATTTGGTCGCTCGACTGCCTCTACGGAGGCGCCGTCGTGCGGCCGGAACTGCTCGCACGGCTCTGCGACTGAGCCTTTGCCCGGCGCGTGCTCTTCGGAGTGCGCGCCGGGCTCCTCTCCTTGTTCTTCGGAGGTGCTCATGGTCGCTCGCGTCGAGCTCGTCGAGATCTGCGAGGTGCGGATTCGCGCCTCCGGCCAATTCGCGATCATCAATCGCGCCGACTTCGACGAGACGCTGCACGAAGCTCCCCTGGCGCCCACCGCCGAGCCCGCGCCTGCCGCGGACGACAGCGAGAAGAGCGCCGGCGGGAAGCGCAAGCGGTCGTGACCGAGAATGGCGCTCGTGGCCGAGACCGGCGCAATCGTTGCCGGTGCCAACTGTTACGTCCTCGAGGCGGCGGTGAGCGCCTACCTCGCCGAGATCGGTACGCCCGCGGGATGGACCGGAGCGGACACCGCAGCGCGCGAGGCCGCGATCGTTAAGGCGACGCGCTACCTCGATGCGCAGTACCGCTCGCTCTGGATCGGCTCACGCACGAGCTCCGCCCAGGAGCTCGAGTGGCCGCGCACCGAGGCGGAAACGCGCGATGGCTTCCTGATGCCGTCGCGCGATGCGGGCTCGATCCCGAAGGAGCTGCTCTGGGCGACGGCCGAGCTCGCGACCCGCTACCTCGCGGCCGATCTCGTGCCCGACGCAGAGGACACGCGCGAGGTCACCAGCGAGTCGCTGAGCGTGGGCCCGATCTCGCTCTCGAACAGCTACGCCGCTGACGCGACGCGCAAGTCGCACACGAAGGCCGAGTGGGTCGATCTCCTGCTCGGCAGGCTGCTCCGCGCGACGCGTCCCGGCGCGCGCAGCGTGGAGATCGCGCGCGCCTAGGCGCCGAGGAGCGCGCAGCGAGATGGCGACCGACCCGAAGCCGCCGCGCGCCGAAGTGCTCCGCGACCGCGCGGTGCGCCATCAGATCTACGTGCGTCGCGTCGGCACGCAGCTCGGCAACGAGATGCTGGAGACGGTGCGGGCCAGGCTGTGGCTCCAGGCCGAGGGCACGCTCGCGGCAACGCTCCGGCGCGCGCGCACGCGCGGCCAAACGCGAGCGGCGACGCAAAGCCGGGCGCTGCGCGAAGCGTTCGGGCGCATCGATGCCCGCGCACGCGAGACCTACCAGCGCGTGCGCGAGGACCTGAGAACCAAGCTCGCCGCGCTCGCGGCCGAGGAGGCGAAGCACCAGGTCGGGCTGCTCCGCATGACTGGGGCGAACGCCACGCTACGGACTTCGGCGCGATCGCGCGCTCGGGCGCCGTGGCAGGGCGGACCGCTTTCGGCCCACCTCGAGCTCGAGCGCCAGCACACGCTGCGCGACCTGCGCGCGCAGGTGCAGCTTGGCGTGACGCTCGGCGAGAGCGATGACGAGATCCTGCGCCGCGTGGTCGGCGCCCGGGCAACGCCGGGCCTCTTCGACCGCTCGGGCCTCCGCATCGTCGGCATCGGCCGCGGGGCCGCGCAGCACGCGACCTCGCAGGCGCGCGAGGCCGTCTTCGACAGCGCCGAGTCGGTCGCGGCCGTCCAGTGGATCGCGACTCTCGACTCGGCCACCTGCCCCCGCTGCGCTGCGCTCGACGGCGAGGTGTTCCCGATCGGCGAGGGCCCGCGCCCGCCGCTGCATATCGGCTGCGAAGGCCGCTGCACGACGATCGGCGTCATCCACGGCGAGCGACCCGCGCGCACCATCACCTACCCGAAGTGGCTCGCGAGCCAGCCTGCCGCCGTCCAGGACGACGTGCTCGGCCGAACGCGCGGTCGGCTCTTTCGCTCGGGCGAGCTCACGGTCGACCGCTTCGTCGACTCGCAGAACCGCGTGCTGAACCTCGACGCGCTCCGCGCGCGCGAGCCCGACGCCTTCGAGGCCGCCGGCCTCTAACAGGAGACCCGCACCATGGCCGCACTTGCCGACACGATCGAAGTCGAGCTCCTGAACCAGCTCTACCAGGGAAAGCTCCCGTCGGCGCGCACGGAGCTCTTCCTCGCGCTCTACACCGGGGCGCCCTCCGACTCGGGCGGCGGCACAGAAGTCTCGGGCAACGGCTACGCCCGCGCGCAGTTCAACACGATGCAGGCCTCGGGCAACTGGAACGCGACGAACGAGCGCATCACGATCACGGGCCACGGCTACAAGGACCAGAGCGGCCCGGTGCATCTCACGACGAGCGGCACGCTGCCGGCCGGGCTCAGCGCGGCGACCGATTACTGGATCAAGGTGATCGACGCGAACACGATCGAGCTCACCACGACGAAGGGCGGCGCGACGGCGGGCTTCACCGACGCCGGATCGGGAAACCACTACATCCACCACATTCAGACGGCGAGCGGCGCCGGCGGCGCGACCGACAACCGCGGCACGATCGACTTCCCGCAGGCGAGCGGCGGCAACTGGGGGACGATCACCCACGTCGGAATCTTCTCGGCCAAGACCGGCGGCACGCTGATCGCGCACGGCGCGCTCACCGCGTCGAAGGTCGTGAACGATGGGGACCTCTTCTACATCCCCGTCGCCGACCTCGACCTGACGATGGCGTGATCCGGGTCATCCGGTGGCCGACAACACCACGCTGAACGCCGGGAGCGGCGGCGACGTCATCGCCACCGACGACATCGCCGGCGTCAAGTACCAGCGCGTCAAGCCCGCGATCGGCGACGACGGCTCAGCGGCCGACGTGTCGGCGGCGAACCCGATGCCGATGGTCGCACGCGCGAGCTCGTCGGCCGTCACGAGCGTCTCGGCGTCGGCGTCGAGCGTGTCGCTGCTTGCGTCGAACGCGAACCGGCGCGGCGCCGCCTTCTACAACGACTCGCCGTTCGCGCTCTACCTGAAGCTCGGCGCGACGGCGAGCACCTCGAGCTTCACGGTGAAGATCGAGGCCAACCAATTCTGGGCGCTCCCGTTCCCGTGCTTCACCGGAGCGATCGACGGCATCTGGGAGTCCGCGACGGGGTCTGCGCGAATCACGGAGCTGACCTGATGCGCAGACATCTTCTCGTCTTGCTTCTCGGCCTCGCGGCCGCCGCCGGAGCGCTCGCCGACACCTGGACACCGGCGAGCGGCGGCACGCAGCTCACACCGACGACAGGCCGGTACACGTACTCCTACGTGAACGCCGACGGCTCGACCCCGACTGCCGAAGTCGACAACCGCTGCGGCGCCCTGATGATCGAGTTCGACCCCGGCACAGGCGGCGGCGGCACGGTGCAAGGCTGCGCCGACGCGACCTGCACGACGCCGACCACCATCGCGACCCTCTCGGCGACGATGGCGCCAGGACCCTACGTCTCAGCGATGCCGATGCTGCGGGTCAACCGCACGGCGCCGTCGAGCGGAACGGCGATCGTCTACCTGCGCTGCGTTGAGCAGACGGCGAACATCGAGCTGCGCTCGAACACGAGCATCACCGCGCAGATCGACGCCGACAACAACGGGACGGAGGTCGCTCAGCTCAAGAATGGCGCGGGTACGGTCGTCGTTTCGACGGACGAGAACGGCGACACGACGTTCGGCTCGCCCACCAACCCGGCCACGACGGGCAATCAGCGCCTCTCCAACAACGCGCCGGGCATTTGCTGGAGAAACGCGGCGAACAGCGCGAATCTCTGCGGGACCGTGAACGGCTCGGACGAGACCGTGCTTCCGGGCCCGCTCTCGTCGTCGGCTGCTGCTGCGACGCCGGCAGCCGACGACAACGACACCAGCGTCGCGACGAGCGCCTTCGTCCAGGGCGAGATCAACGGGGCGGGCGGGCGTTCGGTCACCTGCGCGTCGGGCTCCTGCGATGTCGACGCGGAGCTCTACACGCGCACCTGCGACTTCGCGGTCGAGGCGCCGGTCGCGGGGGATGACGGCGACCTCCAGTGCTATCTGCCGACCGCCGCGACGCTCGTGCGCGTCTACTGCTCGACCGACACCGGGACGAGCGTCATCAACCTCTACGAGCGCGCTGAGGCCAGCCCCAACACGGGCACCACGGACATGCTCACGTCGGACCTCACCTGCGACACCGATGGCCAGGCGACGACGACGTTCACCGACTCGGCGCTGGCAGCCGATGCGCTGCTCGCGCTCGGGCTGCAGACCACCTTCACGAGCGGATGGGTCCGGGTGCACGTCGAGTACACCGTCAATGATTAGGCGATCGCTGGCGCTGCTTCTCTTCCCGCTCGCCGCGTCCGCCGGCCCGGTTCTCGTCTCGCAGGCGCCGAACTCCGACTGGCAGAGCGTCGGCACGATCGGGACTGGCACCTCGACGAGCGCGGGCACGACGGTCGCAGTCACCACGTCAGCCGCCGCAGAGGCCGGCAACACGGTCGTCTGCGTTGCCGGGAAGGACGAGAGCGGGAGCGGCACTACCGACGGCACCGGCAACGCGCAGTTCACGTCGATCGCGGACAGCGATGGCGTGAACACGTGGATCGAGGCCTACGAGTGGTGCAACATGCAGACGAGCACCGCCGCGAATGGCGCGTGCGTCGCCGTCTACTACACCGACGTCACCGACACGATCGAGAGCGGCGACACGATCACGCTCACGCACACGAGCGTCACGTCGAAGGCGATGAGCTGCTGGGAGTTCTCGGCCCCCGGCTCGACGATTGCCGAGACCGCGGGCGAGAACGGCCTCGCGAACGACGCCTCGGACCCCGGATCGATGACGCTCGCGACCGGCGTCGCCGCCGAGCACCTCTTCATTCGGGCATCCGCCTGCGAGTCCAACAACACCGGGTACACGGTCGACACCGACTACACGGCGTTCTCGAACGCAACGGCCAACTCGGGTACGTCGAACACGTCGATGGGCGTGCGCGGCGAGTTCCGCATCGCCAACGAATCCGACTCCGCGGCCTCCAATCCCACCTACGTCTCGGCGGACTGCGCTTCGGCGATGATCGGGCTCGACGAAAGCTAAGGGCTCACGTCACGCGGGGCGGATCGACGCCGGCCGGCGATTAGCAGGATGCTGACTAAGTGAGGTCGCGCTCGGTCGGATCGTTGAACGAGCCGACCCTGCGGGCGATCGAAGCGCATTCTCGGTCGCGCCGCTCGAGCGATTGCGCCCGTCGGTGGTATCGCCCTTCGGGATTCACGCTGGGCTCGTCTGCGGGAGGAGCGTCGCGAGGCGCTTGAGGTTCAGCACCCACCCGATGAGCCAGACTTCGTCGCGCACCCGGAAGAGCCGTCTCCTGCGGAAGCGCCGCATCCCGTGCCAGTCCTTCGCCTCGCCGAACAGCTCCTCGATCTTCTTGCGTGCGCGCTGCGAAAGGCGATAGCCCTCACCTCGCGCCCGCAGGCGCACGGCCGTATGCGCCGGCTGCTTGCCGCGATCGACCGCGATGTGCGGCTCGATCCCGGCGCCGAGCAGGCGCCGGATGTGGCCGGCGACGAAGAAGCCCTTGTCCGCGCCGTAGGTCTTCGGGCGGAAGCCGAGCCGCTCCTTCGCGCGCTCGACGAGCGCCCAACAACCCTCGGTCTCCGACGCCGACGAGCGGAACGTCTCGACACCGACCCCGAGCAGAATCCGGCTGCGGTTCTCCATCAGCGCGTTGACCGTGTACCCGGGATAGGCGCTCGTGCCCGAGGTGCCCTTCGAGACGAAGCGGCAATCCGGATCCGTCGCCGAGCGGTGCGTGGCGTTGCCGCGTTTCTCGCCCCGGAAGTTCACCGTCGGGTTGCCCGGGTCGTGCGGCGTGTCGTCGTCTTCGTCCTGCGCGCGCAGCCGGCGCTTGTACTCCGCCGGATCCGAGACCTCGATCGGCACGAAGCTCTTGTAGCTCGCGTTGGCGCGCACGAGCGTCCCGTCGGCGCTCACGTGCCGGCTCACGAGCCCCTCGCGCAGCGCGCGCTCCACCGTCTCGTCGAACAAGAGCTCGAGCACGCCCGAACGATCGAAGCGGCGACGCCGGTTCTGGCTGAAGGTCGAGGCGTCCCACGCATCGCGATCCAAATC